TGCTTGAGGAATGAACGAATCAGCATCAAGGCCAGACCAGTCTTGAAATGCTTCGACGGGCCAGCAATCTGAGTCACCCCTGAGGTCAAACCCCCACGCAAGGTCCCTGAGAGGGCCATGTTCAAAATAGGGATCTCGGTATGAACCACCTGGTTATTTTCAAACACATCCGAATCGGCCAGGACGCTGGCAATATCGATGCTGCTGGTCTTCTTCAATCGATCCATCAATGACATAGTTACCCCTTAGAATAATTTGAGTGTGTCTACTAACGCTGAGAAAATGTAATCCTTGGCCCGCTGTTCCACAGGCAATTCACCGTAGGGCACCATACAAGGATGCACCTTCTTATCGGCATCTTTGATAGGTCCATAGGTCCAGCCATCGGCTTCTTTGAACTTCAACCAGTTATCATGTGACTGATCGGGGCTGGAATCGGGGTGCGCCAAATGAAAGGTCACACCATCCAGGGCTGATTGTTTGATATTCGCAGGCACCATGCTCCAGGGCAACTGGGAGTAATCCCCCTGGGCATGACAATAGGCCCGGTTCGCTTCATGACAGGCTTGAGCAATTTGTTCATAGGTGAGTTTCATATTGATCCTTTCATTATAACAGAGTTGGGGGAGAAAATCAAGCAGATTCGACGGACACAGGCACAATATCAGTGCCACTACCATAACAATTATCTATGGCACAATACCACATCCAATAGTGGGGACCAGGGCCTACAAGTCGGCGACCGTAGACCTTATGGGTACTGGGGTACTCTGCTCCACACCGGGTACAATGGACCTGATGCCCAGGAACAATATGGCACCCTGGTATATACTCAAAATTCTGTTTCATGCAAAGAATCCTTCGAGACTTGAGGTGCGTTCATGTTTCCATCCGATGGCCAGCAGGACGATATTCAAAGGCTCTAAAAAGGCCTTCTCAAACATCAGGTCATAGTCCACAAACTTCTCCAACTGAAATTCCTTGGGGTATCGACCGATGAATGACACCACAGTATCATCAAAGATGTTTCCAGGCTTCAGGTAGGCGAACTTAATCTTCTCCCCTTCCCGAATACTCTCGTATTGGTTATTTAGATTCATCGATTTAAGATAATGATTATATAAGAGCGCCCCTTTAACATGAATCGGGGTACCCACGGTATATACTGAACTACCCAGATACGATTCATCAGGGTTGGCAAACCCACAAAATACAGGGTGCTGCCTCTCTGCGAGACCGGTCTTGTTGGTATACTTATCCAGGCCATTGACACCGCGAGGAAAGGCGATATCAGCCACAGGTAACTTGGGAAACTCTTCCCTAAACTTGGTAATGAAATCAATCACCTGATCCTCTGTGCCGTTCATGATGATCTTCAAGGCTTCTTTGATCTTGAGACGGCAGGCCCCTGGGGTAGACGATTTGATCGCCTGGAGACCGTGAATCACCATATCAGCCTCACGATACCGAACCCCTTCTTGATCCCAGACATTGACCATGTAGCACTTCTTGGCAGTCCAAATGGCTTTGTCGATCAAGGCTTCCCGCTTCATCTGCATCTTCTGGGCATAGGCCTGCATATAATCGGCAAGGTCTTGATAGTTGGCATCGATGAACGGTTGTAATTTTTCTCGACACACCGTATCCATGAAATTGATAACCTTGTTGGTATCACTGGTGTCTTTGAACACCTTATTGACCAAGGGGGCGAGATTCAAGTAGATCGAATCGGTATCTGACGCGACCACATAATCAGTATAAGTAGTTTTCATCAATGAATTCATGAATAGATTGATTCGATCTTCAATCCATCGAATACTCAACTGCCCCGCCAGGGTCACACCTTCGGCAATGCGTACATCATAGAACCTGAAGAACTCAGATCCTAAGGCGCCGTACGCGGAATTTAGACTGACCTTCTTGGCCAACTGAAGATTCTTATACCGAGAGATGATCGATTCTAATTCCTTCTTGCGTACAGGATCCGTACAGGCTTCCTTTTCCTTTTCCGCCTCAATCTGCTTCTTCTTATAGATCACACGACCATTGTACATATCCAGCATGATCGCAGGCAGGAACCCCAGGACACCTTTGGTAAAAAACTGACCATTCGGTGTCATGGTCGCCGTACCCAGGCCTGACAGATCCATTGACTTGGATAACAACTTGGTCACATTCACACCCTCGGCAATGATTGCCTTCTGCCCCACAGTATAGTTCTCAGGCTCGATGATCGTTTCGGGGGACATATTATATTGCATCATCAGGTGAGGATACAGACTGTTCAAGTCCAATGAGACAATCCACTTATGGACGCCGATATGGGGGTCCTTGACATAGGCACCCTCATAGGCCACATCTTTTGTGTTGTGAGACTTTGGAGGAATAACGATCCCTTTGCGGCGAAGAAAGTTATAGCAAATCGTGTCCCACATACGGATCTGCCCAAACACATCCTCGTAGTTGTGTCGGTTGTCATAGGAAAGCGTCAAGGCCATTTCGATCAAGCGACCCTTGGCATTCAGGCGCTCAACCAGTTCCACGTCCTTGATGTTATATTCAATGAACTTCTGATGGTTCTTATCATAGAGACCATGCAAGGACTCATACTCAGAGTAGTCCACTTTGCGCTCTTTGAGTTCCACATGGGCAATGTGATCCAGCTTGTAACTTTCCTGGGCGGCATTCTTAGCGTACTTACGAAAAAGCTGCATGTAGTCAAGGATCGACAGTCCCAAGAGTTTATAGACACGCTGGGGCTTGTTGTAGAAGGTTTCTTCCTTGGCTTGGATGCGACCCCAAGGCGACAACCATCGGGCTCGTTTCTCCCCAAATGCTTCAAGCACACAGAGGCGCCCGACCAGATAGGGAATATCGAAGGTCTTGACATTCCATCCTGTCACAATATCAGGATTCTTGTCCGTCCATAGTGTCAAGAATCGTTCAAGGAGATCCTCTTCATCATCACACTGATGCCACTCGATATCAGGGCGATGGGGAGTGTAGGGGCGACAACCCAAGACATAGTACTTGGGGTCATTGGAGAATTTCACAGTGATCGCGGTAATCGCATTCAGGCAGGTCTCAGAGTCAGGCATATTATGTTTGGTATCAACTTCAATATCGATAAACGCCGTGACAATTTGTTCGATATCCCACTCAATATGTTCTTCTGGATGCAAGTCGGCAATCATGGTATACTCAAACTGGGAGTTACCATGAATCTCAAAACTCTTGACATCCTCATACCGTTTGATAAACTCTCTGGCCTCTGAGATACTCGGAAAGTCTACTGGTTCCAGGACGTTCCCTTTGAGGTCGCGCCAGTAATCTCGACCCTCTACTTCTGGAGCATTAGAAGGCACAAAAAGGGTCGGCTTATACTCCAATTTCTGGTGTATCCGCCGACCATTCTCGACCCCTCGGTAGTAGATAAAATTTCCCTGACATTGTACATTCGTATAGAATTTAGCCATAGAAGATTATATCATACTCCAGTGGAAAATGCAAGCAGAATTAGACGCTATGCAGGCCTGTGGGCAAGACCAATCCGCTGCCGAATTGCGCGTTATAGGCATTCAGGAGTTCACGTACCGGTGTGTTCACGGTCAGCACATCCCTGGAGAATACCACCACACCTGTTTCCCACTCTTCGGTATAACGAAGGAATGGTGCAAAGGCCAATCCTGCCTTCCCCTCTTTCTGATCGGCAGGGGTCATAGGCACATTGACCAATTGAACAGGATTCTTGATCGTCACGGTACCTAGCGCCGAGTCCTTTTCACCTAGTTCACCCAGTACCTGTAGCCCATTGTTGAATACCAATAATCTGATATCACCCATGTTATGAACCCTCCTTGTTAATAAGAACCGTCACACTACCTCTCTATATAGCCTCTCGATTGTCCCGATTCAAGTATTTTTTGAAATTCGGCTTCTTCCAACCATCAGGCTTCTGGATCTTTCCATCAGGTCGGCGCTTCAATTGCCCATCCTCATCGAACACCAGTTTCGCCATATTGGCACGATAGAGTTCCTGCCAGGCGCCTGGAATATCCCAATCCCTGGTGATCGCATACCCAATAAGGACCCAGATCAGATCCATGGTCTCATTGAGTTTATTTTCTTCGGTTATGGACTCACAGAATTCTTTATATTCCTCATGCACCAATTTCTCATAGAGGTCAATCTGGGCTTGGGGTGTCTTGACCCCGGTCTTCACGGCCCCCATGATCTGTGCAAAATCGAACACACCATACACCATCTCCATAATATTCTCCTTGTTAGGGTGCCCCTGTCGCAGGAGTCACCAAGATAAACACTTCATTCGACGGAAGACT